CCACGCAACTCTTTGAAGGTAGATAACAACTCATTGGCACTATCGTAGTCAAACTCACCATCAGCCTTCGCATACAGCCCCATCCGTACATTTGAGGATTTAACCCAATTTACGAACTCTGGATCAGCAGAAATCTGCTGAAAATCAGGGTGCTCCTGCGATAACTTCTGCTGAATCTGCATCCTTTTGAAGTCATTAGCCGCTTGTTTAGCCGCCAATACATCGGGATGTCTATCAACTGTGTTCTGAATTGCTCTCTGAGGATTCTCAAAAAAGTCTACTTCAGGTTCAACTTCAGCGTGTTGGACTTTCTGTCCGAGATTTTGCTTAATCAACTCATCGGCTAACTTACGAACTTCTCCGACTTCTTGTGCTTGACGACCAACCAGTTTTTCAACCTCTTGGTGCATCTTGATAACGTCATCTAATGATTTATTCCTATATTTTTCAGGAATCTTAGAATCTTCTACCGCAAAATTGTCTTCAATCTTCGCTTGTTCTGCCTCTAACTCACTAGGCATCTCGTCTTCTTGGTCTACTAACATACTGTTTCCTTTTCCTGCCACTAATGGGTTCTAGGAGATACACATGAACTCGACAACATTTGTTTATGAGTTCGCTTTTTGCTCAGACTTCAGTTTGTCCAAGTGGCTCTTTTCAAATTTCGCGTGCGATGACGGGAAATGTCCAGACCACCCTTCCAACCTAAAGGCAGGAGCAGAGATTGTTTTATAGGCTTGTGACCCACAATCTCCACATTGAATACTACCTGTCTCATAATCAGTTAGTTTTTCAATGCGCTGTCCGCATACGCAGACAAATTCATACATTCTTTTCATTCAATTCCTCATACGCTTGAGTGCTGACCTGTTTAAGGGTTTTTAGCCACGTTAGGATAGAAAGTTCGCCTTTTTTGAATTGTAGGCTTTTTTCATCAGGGATTGTACTGATATTGTTCAATGAATTTATCATATTGTCAATATCCTCCATTAAGTCCTTCCACCCTTCTGTCGCCATAGTGGAAAAACGCTCCTCATAGTATTTTTGTAGTTCAGGAGTCATTTTTACTCGTACAAGATGTTTACTGAACCAGCGTCAAAGGTATCTGTGCCGTTTACTGTGGTGATGCGAATGCTGTTTAAAGTTCCAGAAAGAGCAACAGATGCCCCCATATAAGTTCCGCGAGCGAAATCTGATTCTCCAAATGCGCCAGATGCAACCCAACTATTTGTAGAAGTATCAATACAACAAATAGTCATAATTCCATGTATAACCCAAGATGCACCTTGTGAACCTTGGTCTATTGGAAATCCAGTTGTATAGTTACTTGCGCCCGCACCACTACTTGTAATCATGCCAGCACCTAAATAACCAGTAGATGCAAAACCGCCAGATGTTCCAAGCCTAACTAAAATATCTGAACTTCCATTTGTTGAAAGTCCTTTTACCATTACAGTAATACGCTTTAATCCAGCGGGTAGACTAGTAAAGTCAATATTTGTCCCGCTAGTAGACGCAACCGCAGTACCAGAGTTAATAACCCCCGTAGTAGTCAGATTAGAGCCGTCTAATACTATTGACATGACAATGCTCTCAGTTCAGCAGTTGTTGTACAGGTATCAACGCCATTAGTGATATTGCGTAGGCGGTTCTTTTCAGCCACGATAGCCGTTGTATCAGCATTAGATTCTTGCGCCCGTTGGAACAATACATCTTGTGCCGCCAACAAAGGCTCACGCTCTCTGCGTAATCTTGTCTTTGTCATTGCTTTGGCTTTGGTCAGATTGACGGAGACTGTGCCGTTGCTCAGTTCCCATGCGTCAAAGAAGTCGTTATCTGCTTGGGGCAGTTCTGAGTCTTGAACAATGATGGAGTTGCTTGGCGTGTCTTTAGCCTTGACTGCTTGAATATCAAGTTCGCCTGTGGGTACGCATACGCTTACACCACCATTGTCGTTTGTAAATATTATTACTTGTGCCATGTTATTCCTTAGTTTCCAAATACTATAAAACTTACTGCTGTTGGGTCATTGAAAGAAGATGCCGCCGCCGCATAGTTAAATACTTGTAGTTGGGTTGTTGAACGTAATCCATACGCATTTCCTTTATCCCCAAAGGTAACTATGTTTGACGCATAGTTTGTTGCACCAGCAACAGTAGACCCACCAGTTGCCGAATAGTTATTATCAGACAACGTATTTGTAAAATTTGTAGTCCAATTACCAGTAGAGTTTCTTGTAATGCTAGATATATTGTATGAAGACAAAATTGCACCAGAAGAACCAGTAAAAGTAGCCCAAGCCAAAGCATTGGTAGTCACGCCATTTGATTGGAGTTTAATAATACCGCTAGTGTCTGCCGTTTGAACCAGACCAGTTGATGTTGATGCGTTTATGGTGGTGGTCATGGTGTGCCTTTAACGAAATACGGCTACTGTGAAGCCATAGTCATAAGCAGAAAGAGTACCGCCCGTTAATGTATAACCTTCTCTAAATCTAAATGAACCAGTTGTTGTATCAGGAGGATAAACCTGACCACTAATAGAATCAAAACCACTTGAATAATTGAAACCAACTACAACACCATAATTTGTATCTGCCATTGCATTTGTAAAATTTATTGTAAAGTCTCCATTACTAGTTCTTGTAAATGAAGAAATATTAAAAGAAGCATTTTTTGTTGGCGATGAACCACTTGCTACAAATTTAAAAAATCCCCAAGCGCGACACAATTGACCTGTTTCATTGCTAGAACCATCTTTAAAAACTGGAGGTGTACCAGTCACACTTGACTGCACTACATCCGTTAAAACTGAGCCGTATGCCATCTTTATTCCTTACAAAACAACCCAACGACTACCGCTAGAAATAGTTACTGAAACACCGCTAGACAGCGTGATTGGGCCAGTACTTGTTGCACTATTTCCACTTGCAATCGTATAACTTACACTAACTGTTTGGCTGTTTACTTGTAAACCATTGCTTGCAATTTGTACTGGCGCAGTCAACTCTCCCGTACTTGGTTTATACAAATACTTAGTGTTACCAGTATAAATGGTTGTTGGAGTGCCTGAAGTAGCCGCCGCAAACAATGGATACAGGTTAGTTGATGTAGTCGTATCATTGCTGATGCTTGCGCCAGCCACAACGCTTGCCCAAGATGTATTTGTTCCATCTGTGGTCAGATACTTACCTGAATTAGTTGCTTGGCTAGGTGCTAAAGCATTGAACCCCAAAGTTGCCGTAGTCTGACCTGTGCCACCATTAGCAATTGCCACAGTACCCGTTACATTGGATGCAGTTCCCGTAGTATTCTGATTCAGCGTAGGAATATCTGCGGCAACGATAGCCCTGAATGTTGGTGCGCCAGCAGAACCATTTGGAGCGGCTAAGACATAATTAGCAGTCTTGGACGCATAAGGATTTTGTGTATCTCCATAGCCACTTGCTAAACTGATTGCAGGGGTAGCACCACCGCTAGATGCAACTGGAGAAGTTCCAGTTACGCTAGTAACAGTTCCTTGTGGATTAGATGCGGTTGTGATTCCTGTAACTCGTCCATAAGTATCTATGGTGATTACAGGAATTAGTGTTGATGAACCAGTTGTTCCAGCCGTTGCCACTCCGCTTGTCAGATCAAGAACAGGAGTAGTTCCACCAGTTGAAGTTATTCTTCCTGTTGTTCCGCTTACAGAAGTAACAGTTCCAGAACCCTTATTGTTAAATGTTGTCCAATCAGACGAACTTAGTACGCCTCTATTTGTTGCAGAAGCCGTAGGAACATTTAAAGTAATTGTTGGAGTTGTAGTTCCATTAGCAACAGTAGAACTTAAATCAGTCCCTGTTGTGCCTAGTGTTAAAGCAGAGACAGAAGTAACAGTTCCAACTGATACAGCACCTGTTTGTCCATTAACAGATGTAACCAAGTTGGTTTGGTCAATCTTTTGCCAAACTGTTCCGTTAAATAACAGCCAATCTCCAATTACCCAATCAGTTATTCCATTTAGATTGGTAGAACCTGATGTTCCAACAATGTAGTAGTAACCATTTGTTCCTGTACTACTAGCCAATGTAGGCGAATTGGTAGATGCGTTCCAAGTGCCTTGATAACTAAGTCCACCACCAGCAATAGAAGCCCATGAAAGAGCAGTTCCATTGGTAGTTAGGTACTTGCCTGAGTTTCCTGTTTGACTAGGAATTAGGTTTGTTATCTGTGTTTGTAGAGAGGCTAGGGTATCAAGGACAGACTGAGAAGTACCACCACCATTAGTAATAACTTTGATGGATTCTGCAAGGCTAGGAGCAAGAACTTCACCAACATTGAGTTCAACACCACTAGACAAGCCAATAATAAGGCTACCATCGAAATCGATATGAGCAGAGGTGACACTAACACCATCAACCCCATCCGTTCCATCACGCCCATCTCGTCCATCTTTGCCTTTAATTCCTTGAACGCCTTGCTTTCCATCACGTCCATCTTTGCCATTTTTGCCGTCCTGTCCATTTATGCCATCACGACCATCTTTAATGGCGTTAACTCGGTGTTCAATGGCAGTTCCCACTTCATCAAAGCGAGAACGGATGTCAGCCTCAATCTGTTTCAGGGCATCTATTACTAAGCCTACATTTTCACCAATGCGTTGCTTTTGAACCTCTTTGGCTTGGGCAACAGAAGCCTTAATCCCATCCAAAACAGCGAGTTGCTGTTCAGGATTCATGTTTTTAAGGATTAACTCCTTGGCTAGGCTTTCAATATCCATTACGCACCCTTCTGAGGTGTTGAAGATAGTTGTTTAGTCAATTGGTCAAGGAAGTCTTGCTCCATTCCCTGCACTTTGTTGTTCTTATCAGCCATTTGCAACTCAACAATCTTGGATTTGTTCTTGATGTCTGCTTCTTTGAGCATCAATTCCGCAATCTTAACTCGTTTATCAAACTCACGGCTTGCCGCTTCATCTGAATTTGGTAGATTTTGAGTCATTGAGTTGGTTACTTTGGCTTGCACCTCTTGTGGCATGAGTTGAGCCTCAACCATTGTCTTGGTTGCTTCAGCACGATTCTGTTCTGCCTGAGTCGTATTGACCGCAATCTGAGCCTGTGCCGCTTGCAGAGCCAATTGTTGCTGTGCTTGTTGCATTTGTTGCGCTTGTGGATCAGGTGCAGACATCTTTTGCAACGCATCCATGAGTTCATAGCGGTTGGTAAACGAACTGTTACCAACAATGCCCTTCAGGATCAATGGCATGACAGGGGTATTTGGCCCTAAAGTCTGCAGTAGACCAATGAACTGCTGTTGTTCGTACTCACGGGCAATGATGCCAAGCGTTGCAGTAGGAATGAAGTTCATGTCCACAGATGGATAACGCTCTGGGTCAAACTGCATATAACGAAAAGCCGCCTTCTTGACAAACGGCATCAAGAAATCTTCTTGGAAGTTCACCAAAGTGCGCTTGTACTTCTTGATAATCGAGGCAATCGCCATCGACATACCGCCTTGACCTCCATCACGGGCTACGGCAGAGACTAAACCTTGTGAGTCTAGCGTACCAGTAGCCTGTAATAGCATCGTTTGGAAAGCAGTAGCAGTTTGGATGTTGCCCTGATCTGTCGTGCCAAACTTAAATGGCATCAAAATCTCTTGGGGAGAGCCATTGGTAAGGATTGCTTTGCCTGGCTTGACTTCAAACTTAGCACCCCTTGGTAGACGGGTAGCATCCATCGCAATCATGGGGCTTGTTGTCAGGGCTAGAGAGTCTAAATGGCTACGGATTTGTGCATCCATCGCCTTTTGCATGTTGTAGGCTTTCTCTACTGTGCCACGACCCATAACTCGGTTAGGAACTGTGTCGGCTTGGTAGGAAAGAATCGGGCGATCCTTCATCATGTAGGGCGTTGGCTCTGCCTTCAACAACAATGAGTCGTTAGCAATAACCACAATAGCCTCTACCAAGTCGGTATAGGTATCTGCTTCGCTATTCTCAGGGAATAGGTCAACAATGTCTTTTTGCTCTTCAAGGTTGTTCAAGTATTCGCGTGGGACAAGACCATAGTAGGTCATCAGGCGAACCTTGTTGTCCTTAAACTGTGTAGATTCTTGTGTAGGCTCTAAGTCAGCGTCATCAGGATCGGTGTTGATGTCTACTTTGCGATACACCCCCGCCTCAATGCCTTGGACAATCTTGTGCATGGAGACAAACTTCTCCACAGCAACCCCAAGACAGTCATCTATGCTTGTGCCATTGGGATCAAACAGGAAGTTCTTAGGATTTACAGGGTTGATACGCACAGAAATGCGATCTTTTTCCATCACGCCAATAGCGGCTTGATTCATTTGGCCTGGGATTGGCTGAGTCGATGGATAGTATTCTTTTTCAGTCTTGACAATGATCTCGCCTATGCCTGAGCCATAGATTTCAGCCATCAAAACGATTTGGTCAATAGACTTGCGAACCTTGTCTTTCGAGAAGTCTTCCATGAGTTGCTCACGGAGTTTGCCCACATCCATTGGATTGCCATCAATGTCTTGGATGTCGTCTTTGATGTCAAAGTATTCGCCTTGACCAAAGATTGCTTCAATAATCTCAGCGTGACGGGTTTCAACTGCTTGTTGAGTGCCAGGTGTGATTAGTCGGCTACGCTCAGATTCACGACTAGCATCTTCTGCCGCCCACTCACCACGGAATATGCGCTCGTACTCTAGCCAAGCGTCAAGGTAATTGCTATCTCGATAGTCACGCCAGCGGTCACAATGGTCAACAACAAAGGAAACCAGTTCCTTATCGCCCTCCGTAGGTTCTACAAAATCGTTTTGATCTAGTTGTTCATCCATTTAAACCCCACTTATTATGTCTAAAGGTTGCCAGTCTTCATCTTCATCTCCCTCAAAGTAGGAAGTGACCGCTAACTGGTCAAGATAACTGAGTGAGTCTGGCAAGTCATCGTGGACTCCTTGTGCGGGGAACATCAACAGTTGGTCAAGGAAAATATCCCAATCTTCGTCTTGATTCAAGATGATGCGCCCATGCTCAAAACGCCCTTGGAGACTCCAAATAATTCGGTCAGCCTTTTTCCTGTTGCCATGCGTCAAGTCAACT